ACAAAACTCTCCGCCTTTACTAGGAGGCGACAAATGTCAGCCGGATATATTCAGTTGGCCGCTATCGGGCAGCAGGATGCATACCTGACTGGAGAGCCGCAGGTGACGTACTTTTCAGGGATCTATAAGCGTCACACACCTTTTGTGCTTGAGACCTATGATATTCCATTCAAAGAACAGCTCGTAAATTATGGAGGCACGAGCGTTTGCCAGATTCCTCCGAAAGGAGATCTTATACGGGGCCTAACACTCAAGGTTGTCCTTCCGGCTTTGACCAATCCAGGGAATGACTGGACTTGGGGCTCTGTTCCCAATATAACAAACTACCCGAATATATGGTTCGGGTTGACAAACGGAACCGTCGTCTATGCCAACGCAAGTTACCAGTATCAGTATTATTCTTCCAACTCAGTTTCATTGGCTCAGTGGTTCACGCCGAATTTCAAGTACTACGCAAGTTACTCAACGACAACGAACAAGTTTACATTTTCGAATGTTTCTATAGGAATTTCTAATGTCATCGTTTCGACCGGATTGTCCAGTAGCTCCGCCTCATCGGGAGTGTTTTGGGGGCTTGATCCGTTAGCCGCCACTACGACCACTTCGTCGAACCTTATTTATAACGCAGTCTCTGGAGTTGTCTCCCCAAGCTTGACCCTTGAGCAGGCTGGATGGATCCAGACGGCCGGTTTACCCACAAACCCTCTCCCGAGCTTGTACCTGACGCTCAATCAAACGCTGCCACTTTCGGGCCAACAATTCATCAACTTTTCTGCTACGTCCGCGTCCGGAGCTTACTGGACTCAGAACGATGTGCTTGCGTCTCTTTACAAAGTAACGACCAATGGAACTATTCAATTTTTACAGCCCGGTTATTTCACGATCCGAGCAGGCTTTAGTGTCGGGAGCGGAGGGTCCATCCAGTCTTTGTCGTATGGAACATCAACTAAAGATGGACCATATGTAAATTATCCGCCGTTCACTTACGTATACGACTCGGTTGTGTCACCCGACCCATCCTCACCATCTTTCATTCCCATTATCGTCACAGATCCGACCCTGTTCTACTATTTTTATGCAACGACAACAGGCGCTCAACTCCTCACCGGGACATACTTTTCGGTGAGTCCGACAAACGATATTTATCAGTTCTCAAACGATGCGGTCCTTTCGAGAAATTCCTTGGCTCCCGTTCCATTGTACGGAAACGTGACGCCATCGAACACGACCGTCACGCTCAACCCCGACTCGACAATGAGTTTCGTTGTGAATGGAGAGTACCTCATCTCGGGAGCCCTGAGTCTCGCCGATACTTCCTACATCTCGAACGTTGTTCTGGGCGAAGGGGCCAACACCATTTACACGTACGACATGTCACTCCAGGGCCGAAACCCGACCTACGCCTTTTCGATCCCGCTCGTGGCGAGCACGCTGAAGAAATACTACCTGAATGTATCGACACAAGGCACACTCTCACCCTTGAGAGCCAACTCATTTTTCGCCATCAATCAGGTCGGAGTCCTGGCTGATACGCAACCCGGGATAACCCTTCCGTACAACGGTATCCTTTTCCAGACAACCTCGAACACGTTAACGGCTCCTTTTCAACTCAAGAGTTCTTACTTTAGTTCTAATACAAATTCCGGCATCATTTCTACAACTTCCGAAGGAAATCTGTCATTTAAGAACGTAATGTCCTACATTATGACTGGCGTCTTTTACACATCAAATACCGTCACGAGTCTGACTATAGGAAGTTCGGACCCGGCGTTCACGACACCTGTTTATAACGTGGCCCTAGGAATTGCGCCACCCTACACATTCTCGGTCCCTTTCAGAGTCACAAACACGGCCGCTACATATTCCATATCGGTCAGTGTGGATGGAACGACCGCGAACGTCCTTTCAGGGACGTACATTTCAGTCGCTCCGCTGGCATCGAATGCCGTCAGTTCAACTATAGGAGCGACCTATGCGTATTACGATTCTGTCGCGACCTATCTCGTGAAGAATGCGGACCTCAAGATTGGCGGGCAGACGATCCAGAGCATCACGGGCGAATACATAGAAATCTGGAACGAACTGAACATTCCGTACGAAAATCAACCGGGTCTGCAGCTCCTGACCGGAAAGTACGACACGGGAACGACCATCACTCCTCCTGGACGCGTGTACTATGCAAATTTGCCCTTTTATTTTTTCGGAAGTCCGGAGCTTTCGCTTCCAATCACGGCTCTGGGACGACAAGACGTGGAGGTCTGGGTGACCTTTCGCAACTTTTCAGAGCTGACGGCCGTCTCTGTGACGAACCCGACTCTGACAGCGACCATCATCACTGATTACGTGTACCTTTCGAACCCCGAAATTAACTGGTTCCAGAATCACCGGCTCGATTATGTCATCACACAGACGCAGTATCAAACATTCGATCTGGCACAAGGATTTCAGACGGCTATTTTTCCTATTGATTTCAAGGGACCCGTCAAGGAGCTCTTTTTCGTCATTCAGGTCAACGGCAACTTGCCGTATAACTATTCTGGGAACGACCTTGCGAGCATGGGATTGACCTATAACGGTGAGGATGCCATTTTGACATCGGTCACAAACGACCTCTATCTCGGGGCGATCCAGCCGTTCGAACACCACGTCAACTTCTTCTCAATGCCCCCTGGCTCAACAGTCCCTGGCCGCCAGTTTTATATGTACTCCTTTTCGACCAACCCATATGGTAGTAATCCTTCCGGGCAGATTAACATGAGTCGAATTCGAAACATCCTGCTCGAACTCAACATCTTCAACTCTACGGCCTACTATCCGGCCAAGCAGTTCAGGATCATCGCCATGTCCCAAAACGTCCTTCGATTCGAGAATGGTATCGCGGGTTTGATGTTTGAGTAATTTTCTCCATCCTCTAGTAGATGGCCGGACGTGCAAGTCTTTCCTTCCTTGGCCAGGAGGACATTTCACTGAGTGGAGACCCACAAGTGACGTACTTTATCGAACGATACGCTGGGCAGACACTCTTTTCCCAGCGGGTCGATCAGGTTATTTTCGACGAGCAGGCAGTCTTCTTTGGGGGCGAGAACCACCGAATCCTCCCAAAGTCCGGGGACCTCATCACGAACATGTACCTGTACGTCCAGTTTCCTAAATTGCCCCAAAACTATGGAGTGCTCGACTCGGTCGGGACGCTCATGTTCCAGTATATCGAGCTCTATTTAGGGACAGAATTGATCGAGAGGCTCTACGCCGAGCATATAGAGATGAAGTACGACCTCGAGATTCCCAAGGGGAAGCAGCCTGGCCTGTCCTACATGATTGGTAAGAATCTTCAGTTTTCAGTCATTCCACAGACGGCCTACACTATACCGCTGCCCTTCTCGACCTTCAGTAAGGGCCTCGTGGTCGATGGCCCGGACATAACCATCCGGATCGTCTGGAATCCATCAACCTTTTTCACCACACCGGCCTATGTCATTCCAGGGACAATCACGGCCCAGCTCAATGTTGAATACACATACCTTTCAGAAACCGAGAAGAAGAAGATGAAGGATGGAAGCCGATTCCAACTCTTCGAACAGGTCCAGCGCATGGAGTTTTACGCACCACAGGGCGTATCGAACGTGCAGTGCCTCCTCGACTTTTACAATCCAACCAAGGAACTCTTCATCGTTCTCCAAAACGACTCGGCTCTCGGCTACGACTACAGCAACACGGCCACGAGCACGAGCACGACCATCGGGACAACAGACATGCTCAACAATTTAGAACTCGATTTCAATGGCGTATCACGAATCGACCCCCGTGTAGGAACTCCCCAATTCTTGCGGGTCATCCAGCCCCTGGAGTTTCACACACGCGTACCGGACCGTCTGTTCTACATGTACTCTTTCAGTCTCGATCCAGAGGGGGACAAACCATGCGGTTCAGTGAACTTGTCACGAATTAAGAATCAAAAATTGTTCATGAGCCTGAACCCAAGTCCGGCCAACGTGAGGATCCGTGTCTACGCGACATCCTACAACTTCTTGGAGGGTCCCAAGGTTACCTTTTCGAACTTCAAGTAAAGACCTGAGGCAATTTTACTTTAGAAATGAAGACTGGGGACGGGCCTCTGAATACCGACATGATGGAGAAGACAGCCATGGACCTTTTCCTGCCAGTCATGGAGTCCGCGACGGTTCTGGCCGCACACTATGCAAAGGCGTGCGGACGGGACTGTATCGTCGCGTCTGACATGAAGTACGGTCTCATGTATGCGGCCCGGAACGTTGCCGGGAAACACGTGGGGACCCTGTACCCGGAGGCTTATGAGGAAGACTCTGGGTCGGATGAGGAGGAAGAGGACTCGGGAACCGAGTCCGAAGAGGAGGACCCGGACTGGTCAGAGTACACAGGGACCGAGGACGACATGGCCGTCAAGATGAACGAGTGTGCCAGGACATGGGCCGAGTGGGTCCCTGAGAACCCTACAGAGGATGCGTTAAAGTCTGCGGTCGACTCTATTGGAGCACAGTAGTAGATGAGCTTTACATTATTTGAAGAAGACTCCGATGACTCTCAATTTTCAAACATAATTGAAGAGGAGGAATATGAGTCAGAGACGGACATCCCAGGATTTGAGGGTTTCCAGAGGGGTTTCAGCGAAGAGGAGGCTGAGCAAGCCCCGGCCCCCCGGCCATGGGACCCCTCTGAACCTGCATGGGCACTCCTAGACGATTCCCAAAGGTCTTGTACAGAACGATAAGAACTAACAAAACCAAAACAATTAGCCACCAGTGAAAGCGCTTTTTCGGCTCTTCCTTTGGGGGTTTCGGGACCATAGTCATCGCCTGGACGATCCGGCGAATCTGTGTATCCTCGAGAGGCGGCGGGGGCGGGAGGGTCGGCTCAGGGTCCGGGGTCAGGTACAGTCGTAGGACGAAGGAGTTTGTGTTCCATCCCTGAAAGTCCAGAAGCTTCCCGTCCCGATCGATCCACTGAACGGTCAGGCGCTGCAGGGAGTTGATGGATTCTGGGTAATCCACGCCGATCCGGTAGTCTTTATTCTCGCCAAAGTTCTTGATACACGCCGAACCGACATCCATCGCGATGGGCGCAAAGGCCCTGTTGGCGTTCGAGCCGCTGATGGTCCCTGTGGTCGCCTGGATGGCACCCGTATCGACGTTGAAGGGGCTCCTGAGTTCTTCGATATCCAGGTACACGATATCGTTGAGGCTCATGTCCACAAGGGTCGTGCTGACTAGGATGTACTTGCCGGCGTACCCTGGATATGTGGGACCGGCCAGGGCGCTCGTGAGGGTCGTCCCTTTTGTAATCCCGAGCATTGTGGAAAGTTGGGAAGATTGAATTTTGATCGTAAATTGAGAACCCCCAGAGAATATGAAGTGGCCCTCCTCTGGAAGGTAGGCCAGGGAGGCCACAGGCATGACCCCCGTGAGGTCCGCGGCCAGGGTATAGACCGAGTAGAAACCGTCATTCAGTGAGACGTTGGACGAGTTGACAGCGAGGACGTTCGAGCCGTCCGTCAGATTGTACATGGTGTTGGGGACACGGGCCGAGACCAGTTCGACCCGCTCGATGTTCCGGATCGGGCGGGTCAGGTGGAGGGTATAGGAGTTTCCGTT